GTAGGGACTGTAGGAACACTGTATATAGGTGGGACTCCCAGTGGTACAAACGTCGGTGCGGACACCACCTTCACGGCGGCGTATGCGGGCAGTCAAAACACATCACTCGCATTCAACGGTCTCGTCGTCGACCTGCGCATATTCGACCGAGCTCTGACGAGCGCGCAGGTTCAGTCTATTTACAATCAGCAGGGCGTGCCGGGGCGGGGGGTTCAGACGAATACAAGAGGAATACTCGACGTTATGAACACACCTACTGCAGCCGCGTTCAGTCTCCGCCAGCTCACTTCTACATACACGGGTCCAGTCGTTCAGATTCGGAGACAATCTGACCTGATTTCTAACAACTTCGTGGCTGATTTTTCAGGCAATTTGTCAAACGTGCAGAACGGTACGACGCTTCAGACGTTCTTGACGAGCACGTACGGAAACGTCACGACATGGTACGACCAATCTGGAAATGGGCGAAATGCATCACAAGCGTCAGCTACAAACGCTCCAGTCATAATTCAAACTTCAAATTTAAATATGAAATGGGCTCTGACAACTACATACGCGAATCCGAATGGTTCGACCTTTCTCAGCGTATCTGGGGGAACGTTCCTCAACGCGACCGATTTTACTATAATGAGTACAAGTCGCCGAACCATAACATCTAATAGTAAGACTAATAACGCCCTCTACGCCTATGGCGCCAATTCGAGTTGGCAAAGTTACACGTCCAACGTGACGTATCCCGATAACAGTCGATTCGTATGTGAATTTCCATATCAGGGGAATCGAGCAACTTGGAATCAGCGCGCCAACCCACAGAATGCAGAAGCATTTGCAAATATACCATACTATATAGCAGGGAGTGAACCAGTAACGTATCTTTCTCTTGTTTCTAAAGGATCGATAAACCAGACGACGCTTTATCACAACAACGCTGTGGCGAGCACGACAGCCGCATACGCACAGTGTAATGCAAACGTGCTCATGACATCAGCCTTTACGATCGGAGGGGCATCAGCATATGGTTCTTTTGGAGGTGAAATTGGTGAATTGATCATCTTCCCGAGCGCTTTGACCGCCGCACAGGTTTCGCAAAATTATAACAGTGAAGTTAAGAACTCTTCAGGAGGGGTTGTCAGTTTGACAGGCACCCCCCTGTTCACCCAGCTTTCCCAGAGTGCAACGAGCTCGGCGGTCGGCGCGTTCAGTCTCCGGGCGGTCAATGGAACTTCGGCGAGGGCTGTGAATGTGGCTCCGGGTGGAACATTCCCCCCGAGTGCGATGACACAGACTGGAACTAATTCTTCCACTCAGACTTTAGGAACTGGTGGGAAATTTCAAGGAAGTTATATAGCTTCTTCGAGTAGATCTAATTATGGTTGGGGTGCTTCGGGTGCGTTTGCTCTCCAAACTAACAGTGTTGGTCCATACATCTGGCAAGTTGGTAATTATCCTGTAGGAGGTGGGACTGTTGCAACTCCTACGACGACGACAACAGGTGCAACAAATTATAACGGAGAATGGCTACAATTTCAAACACCCTTTCCTATTAATTTAACCGGTTATTCTGCATTTACTAATCATTTAACATCAGTGGTTTTGTTGGCATCGACAACTGGTGCGACGAGTAGTTGGACGTTCGTGGATTCGAAGTCGGCTATAACAGTTGGTTCAACTATAACAAACACCGGTTTGAATTTTGCAGGGTATAGTTATTTTAGGTTTGTCGTTATAACTTCAACAATCAATTATCCTTTATTAGGAGACGTGCGTTTTTTTGGAACAGTCCCAAGTTTAACCCAAGACTTTTACGCCGACCGCCTCGGCAACCTTTTGACGGCTCCGGTGACTGGGCAGAGCTTGGCGAACTGGCTCGGGGGCGCGACCGGATACGTCACGACGTGGTACGACCAATCCGGGCGCGGGAACCACGCGACCCAACTGACCGCCGCGAATCAACCGATTATCCAAAGGGCGACGAAAGGGCCGGGGTATATGGTGGTTTTCAATGGAGTAAACGGTACAACGAATTTTGGATTGAATTTTGGAACTTATAATCTTCTTAACAACACATCCTACTCCACGTGTGGTGTGGTGCGAAGAACAGCAAGTGGAGAAAGTGGAGCAACGAATAATGAAAATTGTTATTTATCAGGTAGTGGTGGAACTAATGCACAAGATCAAAAGTTTCACTCGGGATATAGAACTTCTACTGTACTTACTTTAGCTCATTATAGTGACGATATGAACGTTACCATACCTGCATTTACAGCGGCGGCTACTGAACCAATCAATTACAACTTAATGACACTCGGGACTGATAAAGTCGGGAGAATTTATTCGTATTCAGGTGGAACTCTGTATCCAACTCCCACGTCCACACGAACTTATGTTGGTTTTCTAAATCATGCAGTGGGGACTTCTTTTTCTATAGGTGGTGGCTTACGGCAATTCACCGGTGAAATCTACGAGCTCCTCGTATTCACACAGTCTCTTTACGACTTGGACAACACGGGTGGGCTCATCACCAAGATTTACCAGAATCAGCTGGGCGCTTACGGAACGTGATAAACTTCTCGTCTCAGAGCAGGGATGAGTTTTACTTCACAAACTCCTCAACCTATTTTAGCATGGAATTTTGATGGCTCAACCACGAGTTACATCGGGGGTGTTTCGCCGACGGTAACCAACGGAACAGTTTCTTATCAGGCTGGAATTTATGGACAGGCGTTTTATATTAACGGATCCACCTCTAACGTGATTTACTCCGTACCCGACATTCCAGTGATGACCATGTGCTTCTGGTGGAACCCCACGAGCACATCGGCTGGGAATTTACTTGACATGTCTTCTGTGACGTCAGGGACGGTCACCAACGATAGGATAAACGTCACCCTTGACGGATCTGGTAGACTGGTTGTGAATTTCTCGCCAATTACCAGTTGGAATTCACCTACTCTGGGGAACGGTGGGTGGTACCACATCGCCATCGTAGCTACAAACACGTCGTATTCAACATATTTTAATGGAATTTTCCAAACAACGGTGACTGCGTCGTTCCCTACAATCACCACTTACGGAAGGAACCTGTCTATAGGCTGTCTCGTTGATGGCACGGGAACTGCCGGTGACGGATTGTTAGACGATTTGTGTATTTATAACAAAGTTTTGACAGCGGCGCAGGTTTTACTTATATATAATGCAAAAGGTATACGAAGATCAGTAGTTACTAATGTGCCAACTGTTTTTAGTCCAATTACTATTGGCGGAGCTGTGAGTTATGTTGGTGGTCAACAAGTAATTACATTCGCCATATCATCTGGAAATACAACACTTCAAGTACTCCGCGGCGGGTACGTGAGAATATTAATAATAGCCGGCGGCGGAGGGGGTGGGGGGAACATTTACAGCACCACCCCTACCAATGTAAATGGAGGCGGTGGAGGCGGGGCCGGGGAGGTTTATTATGCATCTTCTTATTATTTAGCGGCTGATAACTATACTATAACTATAGGAGGTGGCGCAGGTGGCGGTGGATGGGCGACGTCTGTACCAGGTAGAGGAGGGACGGGAGCAAGCACATCATTTATTGGCAGCCTTGGTGTCAATATTACTGTTGCGGGTGGCGGCGGCGGCGGGGCCGGTACTAGTACTAACCGGAATGGTGCTAATGGTGGATCTGGAGGAGGTGCGGGGCTAACTGCTGTAGCAACATCTTCCGTCACGACGGGTGGAGGGTTGGGCAACGGCGGCGGGGCCGGGCACACTGTATCAGGTCAACAAGGTGGTGGCGGGGGCGGCGCCGGAAGTGCAGGTTCACAAGGCGGCGTGGCACCCGCGGGTGGCGCCAGAGGTGCAGGATTTTCAACTGATATTTCTGGAACGACCGTAGTATATGGGCAGGGGGGTGTGGGTGGAAACGGGGGTGTGGCTTTAGCCCAAGGAGGCACCGCAACATCAGGCGACGCTGGTACAGGAACTGGAGGAAATGGCGGTCAGGGTGGCACTAGAATTAGAGGTAATAACGGAGGCTCGGGTGGAAGTGGTATTATTATAATAAGCTATCCTTTTCAATATCCATATTTGGCTACTATGAAAGGCGCACCTATTCTTGTACAGCTTTCGCCAGCCGCCTCGGCGTCATGCACAGGTGCCTATAGTCTTGCGTCCGTGAATAGTACATCTTCAAAAGTTATTCAGGTGCGTAGATCTACAGACAACGTACTTCAAGATTTTTACGCAAATCGTCTGGGTGGAAGTCTTTTAACGACTCCTATATCAGGTACTAGAATTGCTGATTGGCTTGGCGGTGCAACTGGATATGTAACAATATGGTACGATCAAGCTGGTTCTAATAATGCAACTCAGACTAATACATCATTACAACCTAAAATTGATTATTCAAATAATCAAATTGATTTTAAAACAAGTGCATATTTCAACTTGCCCAACGGTACAGTACCTTATGGCAACTCTAATTATACAATGATTGTAAAACACAATACAATCACGTCTCCGGGGTGTATTGTTGGCAGCGGTACATATGGCATCACGTCAAACACAAACGCACTAGAATATGATTCGAGTGTCGGTTATAACAACTTTTGGTGGGCCAATGATATTACAGGTGGTACTTACGCAGCAAACAATACTGTGTCGGCCGTTTATGACAATACAATTGGCCGAACTTTATATGTAAACGGTAATTCTGTAAATACAAATGCTAATACTAACAGAAATAGCGGAACAAATCAGAATACTATAGGAACAGATCTAAGAAGTAATCAGGGGCAGGGATCAAATCATGTTCTCAATGGGGAGCTCTATTACATGTTCTTGTTTAATTCTGCATTGAATTATACTGATCGCAATTTAATTGAAGGATCGTATCTTTATGCCTTCACTACATTTACATTCACAACTTTGGGAACAACAGGACCCAAGGGTCCATTATCTCTATCTGGATACTCTGGAAATTACCCGGGAGCCGGTACTTCAAGTGCGTTATATCTTGTAAATGGAATACAATATTGGACAGTTCCCAAGACAGGTTCATACACATTTACAGTTGCTGGAGCGGGATCATTCAGTTCAATAAGCGTTGATCCAGTCAATGCAGGTAATGGCGCTGTTCTTACAGCGACATATACTTTAAATCAGAACCAATTAATAGGAATATTAGTTGGGCAAAAAGGAATTTACAATGGTGATGGCGGAGGGGGGACATTTGTTGCTTCGGGTACCACTCCTCTTTTCGTGGCCGGTGGCGCCGGTGGCATAGGATATGAAACAGGGGCTAACGGAAACGTGAATGGTTCACTTAACACATCAGGTAAGGACGGGCTCTTTTTCGCGCCGACGCAGGCGGGTACGGGTGGCACGAACGGTGGCGGTGGCGCGGTCGCAACAAGCGGTAATTTTAACAGAAATGATGCAGGTGCTGGATTTTATGGAAATGGTGGCGCCGCAGGAACCGCATCATTAACATCAAAAGCTTTCGTAAACGGGGGTTATGGAAGTTTGAACGGACAAGGGAGTGCGGGATTTGGAGGGGCTAGTTGTTCAGGAAATTTCCCATCAGCAAATAGAACGGGAGGAGCTGGTGGCGGATATTCTGGCGGCGGTAACGGCAGCGCGGCCGGTCAAGGAAGAGGAGGTGGTGGTGGCGGATCTTATGATATTACTGGCGTTTATTCAGCAACAGCAACTAATTTAAACGCAGCAGGATATGTTACTGTAACTCTGAATTAAATTTCTCAGCTAATAGTACCAAATGTCGGCCAAGTACCTCCCATTCATTCTGTTCTTCCTGGTTGCCAACCCCATGACCTATGACCTGACCAGCCAGCTGCCAGTGGTCGGTGGCTTCATCCAGGACAAGACCGGCCGCCCCAGCCACATCGGTGTGCTGATCCACGCCCTGGTCTTCGTGCTGCTGCTGCAGTACGCCGCCAAGATGGTCTAAGCCCCAGTCGCGTAGCGACTGTCCTCGCGGAGCTTCATTCCCCAGTCGCGTAGCGACTGGTCTCGGCTCGCGTAGCACCCCAGTGGATCACAGTCCCTTCGGGACTGGTCTCGGTCACTCAAACTGCTCCAGGACACCCTTGATAGCCACCTGAAAAGCCTTTTTAACAGAACTAAATCCTTGATAATTCATCAAGGTTGCTAAAAGACCAGTACAAATATCCTTTGCGTTCTGCTGTTCTTGAACACTCAGGCTCCAGAGCAGCTGCTGCTGTTCCGGAGTCAGGGCATCCCACGCCGCTTCAGCCCGAGTCCACACCTCATCCGGGTCTGCATTTTCATTCCAAAATTCCTTCACACACGCACACATGTGTTTGTACGTACCCCTGGAGAGGTCCCCACGTTCAAACACATGAATGATTTCACAATTTTCATCCAAAATACAAAGTTCACAGTCAACTTCGTCAAGGTGGTGCATCGTTTTATAACCTCATAAAATTTTCAGAAGGATTTTGATCTACGAACCGGCGCCGACCGCGCCTTACGGCCGATGGCCCGTCTGACCAGGACACCAGGCATCCAGTAAATCACACTGGCCTGAACACCGTTCGTCAATCCATTGGCGACTGGATTGTGTTTTTTATGAGCCTGTTTGTTGTATATTTTGAAAAGGGTATTTGTGAGTTTTATGCCTGCCGCACGTGCATTGGCCTTCGCCTTGACGTTATTTGTGTTGTTGAGGGCGTTGAGGTACTTTGAATAAGCGTTCAAAAAGTCTCTTTTATGAACTGGGTTGAACTTGTAGTAGTTGAGAGCTCTGGACAGGAACTGGGGGCCGACGCGCCGGGTCGCCGCCCGCCAAACCGACCTGCGGATCGCCGCAGTGACCATTATTATTAATAGATTTAATAAATTTCAGCGTCAAGTTTCCGTTCATAAAAGTTCCTGCCAACTCAAAAGAACGTCAGCATCGACGGTTGCCTGTGAAGTGTTGTTGAAAAATGCGAGCGTAAATATATCGCTCGTCTGTGTGAACGAATTCCGGCCAATCTGTGAAAAGTACTGACCGAGTTCGAAGACGGCCAATCCAGAGGTTTTCCCCTGCGCCGCAACCAGACCTGACGCCACCTGTTGACACGTCGTGGCTGAAAAGGCTGTCGCCGACTTGTCCACAAGGATGCTCGTGCTCGGTGGCGCCGCCAAAAAGTTCTCACCCGTCAGGTTCGCCGCTGTGACGTTGCTCCACAGAGCCCACTGTACGATGTCATCCGTCGACTTTATCACCACCTCAACCTGCTTGATGGCGCACACAGAGTCGAGGCGATCAGCAACCAACTTGACTGATATGACCGGTACCCAGGTTCCAGCACCCACGGTCGCACTGAACGTGGCCAGATTGGAGTACAGCGTGAGGGGTGCGTTCGATCCACCCTCTGATATGACGGTCGAGCAAATCTGCGTCAGGTTCGAGGTTGCAGGCGCCGCTCCGTTCAGAGTCTGAATCTCGTACCGGACAGGCAAACACGCCGTTGTTATGTACGCCCCCACGACCAAGTTGGCGTGATTGAACGTGTGGCACAGGATGAAAATACCGTTGATGACGAAACCCATGCGAACCGAGCCGACGCCAAGCCATTCCATGTCGATCCAGAGAATTTGGGACTTTGTGATGTCCAGCGTCAGACCGGACGGTCCAGTTCCCAAGAGCTTATCACCGTTCCAATTGACCTGCGCCACGTTTGAAAGCGTAACGGTTCCAGTGACGTTCGAACGCTGGACGAGCTCGGGTCCGTTCGCCAACTCGACGTAAAAGCCGTTGTCCGCCCCGAAGTAGCCTACGCGCTGACGTGTGTTGCCTGGAGAGGCTGGTGCCATCGTGAATGTCATCATCGTCAAAAGAGACTTTCCAGGCTGATATCTGAACGTATACGCAGACTCGCGTGCCGCAAACGAGCCAGTCGTATTGGTCACCGTGAGATTTGCAGAACTCTGGGTCGGTATGAAGGTCACCGATCCACCCGATGCGACGTTCGACCGGAACGACGCGTCAAGGCCGAACCTCTGCTGAGAATCAAAGAGCGTAAAAGGATTGCACACACGTAGCCTACCGAACGCGTCCAGTTGGGGCGTGGACGCGAGTGTCACGTCGGAATTGAAGAGATATACCATTCTAATATATACTCCAGAAACTTCCTGTCCAAATTACATTTATGGCTCCATAATTTAGAGCCAAAATTACAGAATCCTGACCATCTATGAGGTCTGGAGCCGACGCAGCAATAGTCACTCTGTATCCTACAAATGTACCCGCAAGACCAGATTCATCCTTGATTATGTACTGTTTTCCGGCCGTGAGTGATGACCCGATTGGTAGGTTGACCGTCTGACCATTGGACATTCCGATGTAATAATCACCGACTCCTGCACCGTAGCTGGTCGTCCGCCCAGTGACGACGGCTCCGAGCGTTGAAATAGTTACAGGAGGCCCTGATCCCCCGCTGCCCTGGAGAGGTCCCATAGACAACCACGTTCCTCCTAGCGGGTCGGATGTAGGCATGAGAGTTGGAGCGTCCACCGCAAATAAATCAACGTAGTAATAATCAGTCGGCGAGCCCGCATAAAATTGAATATCAAAGACTTCAGTAGGATTTTGAGTCACAAAAGTCGTGTATCTGTACACGTACGTCTGATCAGTACGTGTCGTTGTATCTGATGCATTAGAGCCTATCCCGATCCCTATGACGTTATTACCGTTGGTGAGGAAAATAGCCCTTAGGTTATAAACGCCCGGTTTGCTGAATCTAAAATTTCCATTCACTGATCTGGATACGAGTGAACTTGACCCCTGTTCATTGAATGCACCTAGATTGAGAGCAAGGGCCTGTCCGTACAAGGCGCCTGTATACACTGGTGGTGTGTAATTTGATGCGAGACTATAGTACAGTGACCCACCCTCCCCGAGAGGCGTCCCGAGACTTGAGAAGACGTTACCCGAGACTACGAGGTTCCCTGTCACATAAGTGTTCCCTGACGGACCTGGAAGTATATTTGACGTGATGATCAGATTCGCTATGTTCGCGGTATACGACACATTGATGTTCGATGAGAGGACGTTGGTCGTCTGGAGTGCGTTCGAGGCGAAGATATTTCCTTGGACGTGAAGATTGGCTGTAGGAGCGGCGCCCGTTAGAATGCTTATACCCGTGCTTGTGATTCTGGCATACTCAGATGAAGCTCCATAGAAAATATGCCCATCCCCTGTTGAGCTCACCTGGTACCGCAGAAAACCACTGTTTATACCAAACCCGAAGAAACCAGTTGCCGACCCTGGTCCAGTGGCTGGATTACCGTCATATAAAGTTATAATTTTGTTTGCAACAGTTTTTCCAAAACTTAAAAGAGATCCTCCACCGAACGATCCGGCTCCTATACTCACCCTTCCATTCGCGTCCATGACGAAGGTGTTGGCGCCACCCGAAATGTTGGAAAACACAACGACGTTCGTCCCGAGGATGCCTGGTCCCACATCAAGTCCTTTACTCGCGAAAATGTTCGCTGCTGTAACTGAATTTGAAACCACGAGATTCGCCAAGTTGGACACCGTGGCGACGTTCAGAGTGCTTACATTTGCCGTGGTCGCAAAGACGTTTGTGGTTGTGAGATCGGAGAAGGATCCGGTATTGGCACCGGCGTGGGCGCCGTAGAAGGTTGAGGCGGTCACAGACCCTATAACGTTGATGGTTGAGGCTGCGTTCGCGAGGGTCAGGGTATTGGCGAACAGGTTGGTCGTTGTGAGGGAATTTGAAGCATATATATTTCCTACAACCGTCAGGTTCGCACTTACTTCACTTGTGCCTATACCCACATTTCCCAGGTAATAAACGTTACCAGTACCCGTCGTCCACTGAGAGCCTATAAACCCAACTATATTTGTAGTGTAAATATTTGCAATATTTGCGACAAATATGTTCGCGGTCCCTTGAACGTTGAGGTTTCCAGTTACAGAAATATTTGAAGTGGTCAAAGAATTGCTCACGGCTAAATTTGTCAACAGGCCCACAGAGGTTATGTTGGGTTGGGCCGCCTGTGAAACCACAAGAGCCACAGTCGCGTTTGCGACGTTTCCCGTGACGTTAGACCCTGTGATATTAGAAAGCGTGTTTCCCAGAATCAAGGCGCTGTCCACGATGCCAAAAGCCAGGTTAGAAGCGTTCAGATTGCTGAGGGTGTTTCCTAGAATCAAGGCGCTGTCCACGATGCCAAAAGCCAGGTTAGAAGCGTTCAGATTGCTGAGGGTGTTTCCTAGAATCAAGGCGCTGTCTACGATGCCAAACGTGAGGTTAGAAGCGTTCAGGTTGCTGAGGACGTTGCCGGAGACTATCCCCGTGATATTGGAAACCTGGATGTTGCTGAGGGTGTTTCCTAGAATCAAGGCACTGTCTACGATGCCAAACGTGAGGTTAGAAGCGTTCAGATTGCTGAGGGTGTTTCCTAGAATCAAGGCACTGTCTACGATGCCAAATGTGAGGTTAGAAGCGTTCAGGTTGCTGAGGGTGTTTCCTAGAATCAAGGCGCTGTCTACGATGCCAAACGTGAGGTTAGAAGCGTTCAGGTTGCTGAGGGTGTTTCCTAGAATCAAGGCACTGTCTACGATGCCAAACGTGAGGTTAGAAGCGTTCAGGTTGCTGAGGGTGTTTCCTAGAATCAAGGCGCTGTCTACGATGCCAAACGTGAGGTTAGAAGCGTTCAGGTTGCTGAGGGTGTTTCCTAGAATCAAGGCGCTGTCTACGATGCCAAACGTGAGGTTAGAAGCGTTCAGATTGCTGAGGGTGTTTCCTAGAATCAAGGCGCTATCCACGATGCCAAATGTGAGGTTAGAAGCGTTCAGGTTGCTGAGGGCGTTGCCAGAGACGAACCCGGAGATGTTTGATACCTGGATGTTACTGAGGGTGTTTCCTAGGATCAAGGCGCTGTCCACGAACCCGAAAGAGAGGTTAGAAGCGCTCAGGTTACTGAGGACGTTTCCTGTGACGAGTCCTGATACGTTTGAAAACTGGATGTTGCTGAGGGTGTTTCCTAGAATCAAGTCGCTATTCACGATACCGAACGAGAGGTTAGAAGCGTTCAGGTTACTGAGGACGTTTCCTGTCACGAGCCCTGATACATTTGAAAACTGGATATTACTAAGGGTGTTTCCTAGAATCAAAGCGCTGTTCACAACGCCAAACGATAGGTTAGAAGCGTTCAGGTTACTGAGGGTGTTCCCAGTTACAATACCTGATATGTTGGAAAGCAGCCCGCCGTCTCCAAAATATCTTAGGGCATAAACGTTCGCCACGTTAGCATTCCAGAGATTAGAGATCCCCTGAACGTTGAGGGTGCCTGTCAAGTAAGCATTGGTGGTTGAAAGAGCGTTAGAGACGTAGAGGTTACCCGTGATGCTTGCGGTCGCATTTGAAAGGGTCAGTGTGTTGGCGAACAGGTTGGTTGTTGTTACCGCGTTGGAAACGACGAGATTTGCAAAGGTTGAAGGGATGCTTGCTGTGACGTTCGACAATAGACCGCCGTCCCCAAAGTATCGCAGGGCGTAAACGTTCGTAACGTTAGAAACCCCCTGGACGTTTAGATCACCTGTCAGATAGACGTTGGTTGTGGTCAGAGCGTTAGAGACGAAGAGGTTGCCCGTGACGTAGAGCGACGTGGCACCCGTAGATCCTTGAATTGTTTGTGTAAGTATATTTGCCGTTGAAAAAACGTTTAAGGTTGTTGACGATAAGAACGGAATTACGAGTGTATCATAATTGAAAATAGTATTTGAAGCATTTGACGTTATACCCGCGGTGAAAAGATTCGTGGTCGTAATGGCATTAGAAACCACAAGGTTAGCAAATGGCTGTGTGATGGCATTGCTTGAAATGTTCGTCAAGAGGCCACCGTCTCCAAAGTACATTAGCGCGTAAACGTTAACCAGGTTAGACACCCCTTGAACGTTGATGTTTCCAGTTACAGAAATATTTGAAGTGGTCAAAGAATTGCTCACGGCTAAATTTGTCAACAGACCCACGGAGGTGATGTTGGGTTGAGCCGCTTGCGAAACCACCAGAGCCACGTCAGCATTTGCGACGTTCCCGGTCACGTTAGACCCTGAGATATTTGAAAGCGTGTTTCCTAGAATCAAAGTGCTGTTCACGATACCAAACGATAGGTTAGAAGCGTTCAGGTTACTGAGGACGTTTCCCGTCACGAGCCCTGATACGTTTGAAAACTGGATATTACTGAGGGTGTTTCCCAGAATCAAAGCGCTGTTCACGATGCCGAACGCGAGGTTAGAAGCGTTCAGATTACTGAGGACGTTTCCCGTCACGAGCCCTGATACGTTTGAAAACTGGATGTTACTGAGGGTGTTTCCCAGAATCAAAGCGCTGTCCACGATGCCGAATGATAGGTTAGAAGCGTTCAGGTTACTGAGGACGTTTCCCGTCACGAGCCCTGATACGTTTGAAAACTGGATATTACTGAGGGTGTTTCCTAGAATCAAGGCACTGTCCACGATGCCGAATGATAGGTTAGAAGCGTTCAGGTTACTGAGGGTGTTTCCCGAAACTAACCCTGTGATGTTGGAGACCTGAATGTTACTGAGGGTGTTTCCCAGAATCAAAGCGCTGTTCACAACTCCGAATGATAGGTTAGAAGCGTTCAGGTTACTGAGGACGTTTCCCGTCACGAGCCCTGATACGTTTGAAAACTGGATATTACTGAGGGTGTTTCCTAGAATCAAAGCGCTGTTCACGATGCCGAATGATAGGTTAGAAGCGTTCAGGTTACTGAGGACGTTTCCCGTCACGAGCCCTGATACGTTTGAAAACTGGATATTACTAAGGGTGTTTCCTAGAATCAAGGCACTGTCCACGATGCCGAATGATAGGTTAGAAGCGTTCAGGTTACTGAGGACGTTTCCCGTCACGAGCCCTGATACGTTTGAAAACTGGATATTACTGAGGGTGTTTCCCAGAATCAAAGCGCTGTTCACGATGCCGAACGCGAGGTTAGAAGCGTTTATGTTCGCAAGTCCCGAAGCGTTAGATCCTATCAAGAGCCCATCAATCGTCAGACCTGTCAAAGTACCTACGGACGTGATGTTGGGTTGGGCCGCTTGTGAAACCACGAGCGCCACATCTGCGTTTGCAACGTTACCCACAAGGTTTGAAGAATTTAGGGAGGAAATTGAAGACCCGTTTCCAGCTATGTTTGTAAAAGTCGCAGTCCCTAGAACATATAGGTTGGAACCATCAGGGGGGTTGCTCAGGGACCCTATAGACACTCCGTTTTGGTAAGCTACATTACCATTTATAGTTGACCACTGGGAAGAGGTGATGGCGACGTTCGCAGCAGCAGAGACGCGCCCGTATTGGTCCACCGTCACCTGTGACACGTTGGCACTAGACCCCCATGTTCCTTGGGCGGTATTGAAAATTGGCAAATTTTGATCTAAAATTGCATTCTGGAAAAATACGTTAGTTGTCGTGACTGAATTACTTACGTAAAGGTTCCCGAGGTTTGCACTGTCCGCTGTAATTGAACCAGCTTGTAAAACTGATACGTTCGCAGTACCTGATATGTTTACAGAATCATAAATGAGATTTCCATAAATATGACCAGCTACATACAGGTTTCCGTAAAAGGTGCCGTCTTGACTGATGACGTTGCCTGCGATGACGTTTCCATTTGTGGAAAGAACGTTTGATGCGATGATCACGTTGGCTGGGGGGCAGGAACCGCCGCCCCCAGTTGACGTGAAGGACACGGGTCCCCCGTTTGCGATCGAGTCGCACATCTAATAGATATCAAGCAATTATTTACGGGGACGGGCAATGGCAACAATCAAAAGACCTGCAATTGCAAATGCAAATACAAGGTACATCTTCATTTTGTCACCAGAATCCCATGGTACCGGGTCTGGGAGGCTCGGCGGTCGTACAGGTTCGTCGGGTACATGGATTGTCTGGAAACGTAAAATAAACATGTTCCTACCTAAATCTCTCGCTGGGCTGAACCCCTTGTCAACAAACACGTCACCGTTATTTGACTGGCGCCAAGTGATGGTCAGCCGGTCTAGCTTGTCAATTCTGGACTCAAATTCAGTGCTTATACGATAATTTGCATTGTAAAATTCGTTATTGTAAATATAGGCGGTGTTTGTATAGGTTGAGGCGTTTGAAGCGAGTGACGTGGCCGCCTTGACGGGGATCACAGCAAATGACCCGTAAAAGGCGTTGGAGTTTGGGACCGCCAAGTTGTGAATAGCAGACGTGTTTCCCACGTTCGTGGCGTATGTGTCTGAGAGAGTGAGCGCTGAAGCCACGAGGTTTTTCGGGGTCCTGAGTTCTTGGATATCCAAAGTCAGATACTGCGACGTGTACACGTCTGGCAACATAGCCGTGAGCACCTCAACCTTTGAGATATTGAGGATGGGTGACGTCAGGTGCAGAGTATATGAATTTGAATTTGGAAATATAGATTGATTCCTATTATTAGAATCAACATAGACGAGAATGTCGCCCATCTATTAGAGTTTAGGAGTTTTATTCTTACATTAGAGGCACACCTGCACGCCCAGGATAGAGACACACGTTGGGCTTTGAGCATGTGATGCGTAAGGTCAAGTATGACGGACCGATAAACTCATTCTGACCGCCACCCGCTGTGTAAAAATTCACAGTGAATTTCTCAATCAGACGAATCGGTTCAATGTAAGGAATTTCTACAGGGAAATACGCGTTGGTTGAGAATAGAGTCCTGTGGTTTGGTGTGGCGTTATCATCAAGTGAGATGAATACGATTGAGCTTGCGAGCTGGCCGACGTTAGAGGTGGTAATTAATGGAGTCGCACCTTCTTTTGATCCGTTAATTGAATACTGGAGGTATGTCTTGTCATTGAACTTTGATTTGAGTTCTTCAATATTGACGTAATATCCTGAGGAGGTCACTGGAGCAACGGCATTGGCGTGAAAACTCGCTGCAAGGAGCTCCGCCTTGATTACGTTTCGTAGAGGGGTGTTCATGTAACCGACGAAGCTCGTATTTGAGCTGGCACCGATTGAATCAACACGGATCGTGTACACCTCTGTGTCGCACATATTACTTTAAGACTCTATTTTTTTAGACGTGCTCCTACTTCTCAAGCAGAGAACCGCCAACGCCGGAAGCGATGGCGTAGTCGCGCTGCTGATCACGGACATACTCGGCGCCACCGCACAGGCCTCCTGGGGTCAGGCCGCTGCTGTAGTAATCAGCCGTCTCCGAGGGACCCGCCACACAGGACAGGGAGGGCTTGATCGCAAAGATGCTTGCTGGGTCGGAGGCGGCGTTGGGGCCTGCGACGGTCATCAGGGGAGAGGGCTCGAACGTGCTGGTGGAGCCACGGCCCTGGACCAACATGATCAGGATTGCCAGGAGCAGACCAACGATCACAGCTTGAACTAACATTTTTCCAACCTTGAATGCCATTTGATTTTTACGGATATTTTTTTTGCGTTAAAGCCAAGAATCACTTTTCTTTAAAGATCGTAGATATGGAGTTCTCGTTTGATATGAACGACGGTCAAGTGATGAAGATGGATGACAACGAGTCAAAGATTCTTGATGAGATTTCAATCGTCGCCCCTGATAGTCGGCGTGTTCCTGTGAGACCCAAACCTTCCCGGCCGAGTCCGTTTGCCAAGCGTGCCCCTGGTCCCATGGCGCCACCACCCTCACCTGATGAGGGTCTGGATATGTTCATGAATCCCAGCAAGCGTACAGCTCCTCCTGTGGCTCCTCCAGAAGAGTTTGACGGCGGTGAGGAGGATGACGAGTATGAAGGTGAGGAGGGTCAGCAGCAGGAGGGTGGCTTCCAGGGCTCTGGGGGTCAGACGCCTTCTGAGGGCTACAAGTCCATTGAGGATGAGAAGGCTGATTTACTGAACAAAATTACCCGCCTGAACAAGAAGGGTATTCAGTCCAGTCAACGTATGACCATTTACTCGGATATTGAGGAGATTCGTACCGAGTACAAGCGTATGACCTATGGTATTGAGGTTGATCGCTCTATCAAGTTCCAGCGCCGTATGATGGTTGCTTGCATCACCGGCCTAGAGTTTTTGAACGACAAGTTTGATCCTTTTGACCTGGAGCTCAATGGCTGGTCCCAGAACGTGATGGAGAACGTAGATGATTATGACGGTGTGTTTGAGGAGCTCTATAACAAGTATAAGACGAAGGTCCAGGTGGCACCAGAGGTGAAGCTGATTATGATGGTTGGCGGCTCTGCTATGATGTTCCACTTGACCAACAGCATGTTCAAGGCGGCAGTGCCCAACGTGACTCAGGTGATGCAGCAGAACCCCGGGCTGATGCAGAACATGATGGACGCCGTGCAGCGTACGCAGCCGGCTCCCCAGCAGCCTGGAGGCCCGCGTGAAATGCGTGGGCCCGGTATGGACTTTGGGTCGCTCATGAATATGATGGGCCCGCCCCCAGCACAGATGACGCGCCCTGGACGCCAAGCCGACGCCGAGTCGGTGTCTGACATCGTGTCCATGGACGAGGGCGACCCCGACACTCGCCAGGTTACGTTTGAGGGCGACAAGAAGAAGCGCGGCCCCAAGAGCAAGAAGAAGGAGGTGACACTTTAGAGTCTAATAATTTTCCCGTGTAAAATCAGGAGATGGTGACATTATCATATGCACCATTCGGCGGCGGGGCCGACCCCAGACCGCCTATATACGTACCATCTCTTCCTAATAATATGCCAACCTCAGATAACACCGAGTGTAATTACATCGTGATGTTTTTTGTGGCTGGTGTGATTGTCATGGGACTCATGGATTCCCTGCGAAAATGATTTAACGATCAATATTGTAAACTGGAGAGCTCTGATAGCCGGTGCAGCTGCACGGCTTGGCGCTCGCGATGCCGATCAGGTCCTTCTCAATCGCATTGTTGATGCGGACCTGAGCAGTATAAGCCATGCTGGTAATTTCACCTGGAACAATATCCATTTAAAATATAGGAAGAAAATAAATGACTGACATTGATCAAGGCGTTTTGGATTACTTGAACTTGGTCACGCCAAGGTGTAGCGTTAATCAAGAGTACGCCCGTGTTATGAAACAAACTGGAATTGCGAAAAGTGTGCCTTTAGGTCAACAGTGCCCGTCGGGCTATACAGCATATCAGCCCACTAAAGAGGGTTTTCCTGCAAATACTATAAATCAAATATGCACCATCAATACACCTACTAATGAACAAAATGCGGCTGTTTTTCCACTAGCAATGCAATGGTCGGCGTGTGTGACGCGTCGTCCAGCCGCGCCTGCACCACCTCTAGTTTGTGAGTACTGTAAATGCCCACCAGGGTCGGGTCGTGTTGATCTAGGGTGCCCACCTCAAAACATGGCTTGTATGGGCTGCCCAGTTGCGTTCACACCTGGAATTCCAATTGTGCCACCAACGGCACCCGTAGCTGTGATGTCACCAGCACCAGCACCAGTGACCAAATCTGAACTACCCATGTGGGCAATTATTCTCATAGTAATTGCGGTGTTTATGTTAGTAGGTGGTCTAACATTCATGGGAATCAAGATGTCGCAATAAGACACTTCCCCCTCCCGAACACATCTGGAGGTTTTTCCGGCTCGCCCTCAATTTCAAAACCTCCTTCACGATAGACCCTAAGACGCTTTGCGTACATGCTAAAAAATACCGACCACTGATCTGCAACGTCATAAATCAGTGGGTTATTCAGCTTACCGGCCGTCTCACGCATGATGCGGCCTATAGACTGTTTTATATCAGACTTGGGGGTGGCCAAGATAACGGTGTCCAGTACCGGAATGTCCAGGCCTTCATGGGCCAACTGAAACGTGGCAACCACCACCGGAGACTTGGCTGACTCGGCCAAGTCCTCCTCCTTCATGCCACCTATGTAGAGCTTCGCCTTAGAGCCAATCATATTTTGTAATAGAAAGCAATGTTCACGCCGGTCACTCAATACAAGTACGCGCCGATTGTTGCCAAGCGCCTCGTTGACCGTCTTGACGATCAAGACGTTCCTGTCCTCCAGTTCAGCGACGACGTTGATCATCCCGGCCATGTTGAGCTTCCCAAAGCGCGTTACCGGGGGCGCATCTTTGAAGGCTTCATCCGTGTAACGCAGAGTAATGACTTGTGTTGTCCCTTGATTCGTCCTTTCAATTCTGAAAAACTCTGGGCCGAGGAACCAGTACAGGAGCCGCGTAAGTCCGTCTTTGCGTTCTGGCGTCGCAGTAAGTCCGAGAGTAAACTTGGGACATATTTTGAACATAAATTGTGAAAAGGCTGGAGCACCTATGTGATGCGCCTCGTCCACCACTAAAAGCCCTATAGAGTCAAAAGCCTTTTTGTCAAACTCACGCGGCCCGGGCGTCGATGACATCGCACGCCCACACATAGTCTGGATCATGGCGATGACATAGTCTTTTTCAATATCAAACGTGTCACCCTGTACACGACCTATCGTAGCACCCGGGCAAAACTCTTTAATCTTTTCAACCCACTGATTCGCAAGAAACTCCTTGTGTACGACAATCATCGTACGGACTTTCAGTTGTGCCGAAAGAGCCAGGGCGACGGTCGTGTTATGGGTCACCGTAAAATCACCAAGAACGAATCTGCGGTTTCCATCAATTTCAAAACCAAAATATTCGCCAACACCTAACTTTTGAACTTTGATTCCTACATTTAAAACATTCTTAATTTGTTCTCTTGATTCTAGACGTTTACGATGAATCTTACATGGCACATCCTCAATTCCAGCACCTGAAATAGAACACCTGAAATAATTTCCAATTTTAGGACCACCAGGGGCGTTGGTACACGTCTTGATGCATTTTTGTTTATAACAAGCAAACCCAAGTGATCGCGCAAGGAATAAAACATCATCAAAAAGTTTCTCATTTTTTTGACAAAAATCCCATCCACCCCGATGAGCTGAACCATCAGAATCAATCAGACCGGCAAGGATTTGAAGACGTGCTTCACGTGAGTTGCACTTGTATATTAATGGTATATGCTTATTTCCAATTAAATTCAAATCTCTTAGAGTTTTGAAGAAATAATTTGGTTTTGTTCCCCTTATTCTATAATCATATTGTGATATATAGTCCAAATACAAGTCATACTTTCCTAGGTTTCTATGAAAGTAATGGAGAACCGTAGAATCTTGACATGATATACGCGCCGAATCGGAGGCGCCGTCACCCAACCAATACCCAACCATGTACGGATCTAACGGTACTTCATTTGTAGAAAATGAAATAGGAACTCTGTACCCTCTTACTTCATTATGTTTAAAGTCATTTGATGTGTTGAGGTAATCAAGTACAGAAATATCTAAAATTTCTCCATGTTTTTTGTTGCGTTTTTGAACATATTTAAGTGATAGTATATGCGATTCATTAACAATATAGGGATCACCTTTAGTGGGTACAATCTTATAGAGTTGCTCTGTTCCTGTACATGTTGACAGCACCTTTCTTGAAGTGGAGTCATCTCCCATGATCTGTTCCCCAACTTTGATGTCCTGGACCTTTTTTATAGTCCCATCAAACATCATTACGGGAGTGTCTTTCCCCAGACACTTACCATAGCCGCATGGGAGCGACAAAACGCCCCCTCCCTTTTCTTCAAAGGCTTTGACTCCAGCTGCAAAGGCTTCTGGTTGTCGCGTCGCTTCTCGTAGTCGGCCTGTAAATACAATCCCAGGAGCGCTCCTGAAATCAGGCCGTACATCCCTGGTGGGCGGCCCGAACCTCCCGAGACCGTAATAGCGGGGGACAAGAACCGAGTCAACCTTTGGTTGACTCGTGGCTCCCTTGACAACCCGAAAGACTTTGAAAGATGGTGATGGAATCCCAATGGCCTCATTCGTCACTGGTCTTACAGTAAGCTCACGCTTTATCTCCTGTGAATTTTCAGGAGAAATTAGGTATCCATTTCTTGTGAGCATTCCTTAACACTATTCAAGATCCAATACTCTATGCCATCCCAAACTTTTTTTTGAATTTCAATCTGAAATTGTTCACCCTTTTGTAATTCTTGGACTGGCCTCAGACCTTCAACTCGGCACATGACCCGCCCGTACCTCCATGGAATTTTTACCCGAACAACTCTATTTTCAATTAAAAATTCCATATATTTGCGACCGTCCCAGTCGTAATACGGAGTATGTACGACGGCTTTCATATATTTTTAATATCACTTAGTTTTAAATGAGCTCTCCCGCGACTAGCCCAGCACCTAGTCCAGGAAGTTGGGTTGACAACCTGCCTTTCGTCGCCGCCTTTTTTGCCGAAAAATTGCCAAAGCCTTGGCAGCAGTGGTCGGCGCTGGGCGGCGGTGTGTGCTGCCTGTCGTGCATTTTGTGCTGCATAATCATGTTAATTTTCTTGCGCTAATAATAACATGTTGTCCAAGGACTTTTTGATCGGCCTCATTGTCGGACTCTTGGCGTTCTTCATTTTTTCCAAGTTTTTCGGGGTCCAAAAGTCGGACTTTACTATGACACCATTCACGGGGACCGACCCGAACGCCGCCAAGACGAGCTTCCAGACGCAGACGCAGCAAATTGCGACTGAAATGCAAACTGCTCTAAAGGCCGCGATTGATCAGAAACAAACAAAGGATCAGCTCGTCGCCATATCAAACCAGTACAATGACTATTCGTGTGCGCTCACCAAGGCTTTCGCGGAGTGGAACATCCGTAACGTGTCGGCCACGTCTCCAGTGTCTTCACCGTCACCTCGTTAGTTTTTAACGTAAGTTTTATTATATTGATTTGATACTCTACGATTTTTAGCTCCATCAACTGACCAGAAAGAACAACTAGCAGCGGCGTCGTCGGCCATAGTTCTAAATCGTGTAAACCCCCCACACGCCGATGAACTCTGACACGTCGTTTTACACGCGTTTAAACTACCTCTAGTCGCGTATGAACCATTTATTTTTGTTGCTAAAGAAATCCATTCTGCCGTATTTGATCCTACATAAGAATTGTCATATACAGTGTATGATCCTGTGTTAAGAGATGCGGCTGTAACACACGCTGACGAAGCTGTTGAACCAGTGGATGCTGTCGTTAACCCTGATGGACACGCAGTACAAGAATTGATACTCGTGTCGGTTTTATATGTACCGACTGGACACGCCTCGCAGTAATTGCCTATTGAATTCTTTTGTTGACCTACCGGGCATGAATTTATTACACAAGTACCACTGGAATTTCTTGTTGATCCTGATGGACAAGGCGCTGTTGATATACATGCTGCTGAGTTTGTTTTACCGGTACCAGAATACGTACTAGTACCAGACGGACATGCGAGGCAATCGGATTGTTTCCAACCATTACTCAGTTTATAAGTGTCTGCAGGGCAGTTTGTACATTGACCAGTGCTTGGGTTTACGTATTGCCCGGAACCGCACGTACCACACGTTTTAGGATTCATTAAAGCTCCTCCATTCGCGCTACAGTAAGCCGCAGCGGCGGTATCATTACCAAAACCAAGAATATTCCAGCCATAATTTCCTATGACGTCCGTCATTTGATCCTTCTCTCCCGAGGATACAGGAACGCACAATCCACCGGTGGTTCCTGTATTCTTTTTCTTACCCTGTGCACACACACCCAATTTACCAGGTTTTGAACTTACGCTTTGATACTTTGCCGAACCAAATAAACCCAACTCTGTGTCATTTAGACAACTCTTCGCGTTTATATCGTACCAAGGTTTGGCGGGTGGGCAAGCTCCTTGACCAACGCATTTTTTGGTCAAATAATCTATAGTAGTTCCTGAAGGGCATGAGCCCACACACGTTCTTGTTGTTTCATCTGCGAATATCTGTCGGGGCGCGCCTGGTGGCGTCTCACAGCCAGTGTTGCAAAAAGCAACGTTTGTAATTCCTGAAACATTTGTACGACTGGGTATTATTGGATTGATGTATGGTCTGCTGGAAGGACAGGCGTTAGTTGCCACGCAAGTCCGTGTATCTGGATTCCACACAGGAGTGGCACCAGAACATGCCGGTACACAATCACTTGCGCTAGAAGGTCTACCCGTCCCTGTGTACATTCTACCTGGAGCACAAGATCCGATATCAACGCAATTTGTTCCTGTATCGTCTAAATATTTACCCGCCGGACATGTGCACGTGCATCCCGTAAACAAGTTTCCATCAGCGGTCCCACCCCCCGTGCAAGTTGGGCAACATAACGAACCATTACTTACTGGTGTATAAGCAGGCCCCTGGCATGTTCTACAAACACACGTCTTGTCTTTCATAGGTACACGCAATTGTCCAGCTGGACACGTGGGGCAGCATTTGCCATCATAGTCGCGTATAAATTCCGCCCCTGACGGGCATGTAACACACTTGTTATTGTACCAGTTTGAACCTGGAGGACAATCACATACCCATTGCCCGGTTATTGTATTTTTACGTGGTCTATCTTGACCATTTGGGCAGCATATGTAGTTGCCGCCGCCGGGCGCGTATACGGTTATTACTTGGCCCGATGGGCAGAGGCGTCTCTCATCGGGTAAACCGACGAGGTCCCTCCACGTTTGTTCGGTCGTTATAGTTGTCACCGCGGCCGTACCTCCACTCACAGCTGAAGTGGTTACCGCCACGAGCGCCTGAGCCGAACCGGTTGCGATGACGCCAGCAGCCGTGGCGAGACCCTGACCCAACGTGTTCAACACAAGGTCAACTGTAGTATCACCTGTACTAACTGGTTTAATAGTTAGATCTAGAGTTGCTCCTGAATTTGCGAAGCGCGTAATGGTGGCACCAAGTATGTCCTCTACAATCTGTTGATTTTGAGTACGATAACACGAAGGATAGTTTGCATTTTCAACGTTACCCCCACCCAGTTTAGAAGCGTCCATGTTTCCGTCATAAGAAACCCCCTTGATATCGCATAATTTTCTGGAATTAACACAAGTTCCAGTTTCACGAATGTATATATTATTCGCCGAGCCCGCCGTCGTCGTTTGAGTATCGTCACAGAATGAGTGCACCCCTGCATCCGCGGCAATACACGCCCCACCACTCGGTATGGCATTCTGATCTAAAGCTACGTTCCATGCAGGGTTGCTAGATATCCAATTTGCCTTTGAAAACCAATCCTTGCTTCTCCACTCCGTGTACGTCAAGTCCAACTTTGATGGATCTGAAATGGCGGCGCACGGCGACGGCGCTGGGCACGATACGGGTGGCGGGCATGGAGTAGGTGAACCCGCGGGACAAGGTGCGGGACATGTTGTCGTACACATCATGTCTTTCGTTCGTTGTGTGGCGTCGTCAATGACCGTACCGTCCGTGAGCGCCCATGGGAACGCGCCGTGACAGTCCTGCTTGGTGGCCCAAGTACACGTGTGTGCGTCATACCCGTTTCCTGGATTGAAAACCAGTCCTCCGTTTTGCACACAGTTAAAGTCAAGCAAGGCATCCGTAAGTTTATCTATAACATCATCTGTTAGTTTATCCGGTGCCAGTTGTTGAAAATCTGCATCACTAATGTCTCCATAATTGTTACCTCTTATTTGTGCTATATAATCTGATACGACACCTTGCATTAAAAAGATAATTTCCAAGCGATTAATCACAACAGCAAGTAGCGTTGTTGTGGGTTTGGACTTGAGGTCTTTGATCGCGTTTTGAACTATGGTCTGTGACGCCGGGCTCGTGTATATAAAAGGCGACTCCATACCAGCAACTGTAATATCTATTGAATTATAAAGGGCTGTGAGTGAGTTTTTCACGTCCAAGTAAGTGGAAGAAGGAATCATATCAATAGTTGTTTTCAGAGGACCCTTGGGACCAGATGGATCACCGACAAGCGAAGAAATGTTCGTTTCTAAATCTGCAAACATGGCTTCTACGGGCATGAGATCATGGGGCCCCAGAAATCGTGGGAAGCGCCCCGCCTTCGGTGGTGGCGCGGGACCTGGAGCGGGCACGGCTCCGGGAGAGGGTGGACACTTCGGCCCCAAAGGATCAGCGCTACAATCAACAGTTGCTTCCGCTACTAATTTTAATTGAGCATTGCGTTCAACTAACATATCAGAAGTTTGTGTCAGCCTTGCAAAGTTTCCTACGTTTTTAGAGTCAAGTGCCATGCCGGTCACCGCTACAACCATCAAAGGGTCCGTGACCAGTCCTCTCGCTAAACTGCCGGCAAGCTTGCCAGCGGATACAGTTGCACTACCCGCCTGTGCAGCCGCTTTGCCTAGAGCCCCCGCAACATTAAAACGCGTTCCGGCTTCCTGAGCGAGCTTCGCACCTGTGTTTTCACCTAGTTTCGCAGAAGTCTTGCCCCAACTGAGACCAAGACGTGCGCGTTCTAATAACGACATGAATTTGAACTTTCCTCTTATTGCCCCGGTCGCCGTGCGTGCAGCCACACGCCGTTGTATACTTGCTCTAATCTTCATGACCAGTGCGGGCGATCTAGCAATTTTTTGAAACAATCCTTTCACAAGTTCATAAACCATACTCTTTTGTTTATTGATAATCAGGTCTGCTATTGCTAGAACTAAATTTTGTCTGTTCAAGAGCATATCAGGAATTCCTTCCAAAAAGTTCAACAATTTGTCCAAAGGCGTGTCATATGGAGGAGGGGGGGTGGTGAATACCTGTTGTATAATCGGGGCGGGTGCAGGTGCCGGGCCGCGTGGAGTGATTGAACCAAATACCAAAGGAGCCGGTGCCGGGCCCGGTGCTGGACCTGGGGCGGGCACTGGTTCTGGGGCCGGGGCCGGGGCCGGAGATTGAGCCGGTTCAGGGGCGCCGGGCTCCTGACCAACCACCGGAGCGGGCGCCGGGCTCGTAGACGGTTTTTGTGATAAGAAAATGATTGATATCACAATAACTACAAATCCTATAAACCCTAAAAATAGGGCTCCTGCGCCACCTCCTCCAGAGAGCGCCATCTATCATACTTTACTATTTTTTTTTAGAAATTAGCATAAATGCACCTCCACCAATCAAAAGGAAAATACACACGGCTGCACATATCCATAAAAATGTAGTATCACATACAAAAGGTACTATACTACAAAATGCACCCTTTGCAGCGCCACCCGCTGCTCCAGCAACCGGCCCTAAGGCGTTCAAAGCAGCGGCGGCAACGTTACCTGCCTGGCCCAGTGCATTGGCAGCGGTCGGTGCAAGCGCGTTCACTCCAGCATCCACTACAGCTGCCGCAGAATCAAGTACAACAGTCGACGTATCTGAAACCAAACCAATAAATTGGTTTGAAAAAGATGAATGGACTACAGCGCTTCCCCATGATCCTGAAAGTGCGGCCGGGGCTGATGGGACGGGGGCACCCGCTGGCGAAGTGGTTGACGGCGTCCCTGCCGGTGCCGCATTTGGATCTGCAATACTCTTTAAAATAATCAGATTGTGATCGTCAATGAGGCTATCAACTCGTTCACCGTTCCCGAGGGCAGGGACGGTGCATCGCGAGCTCGAGCATCCAGAAAAGTCTAATGTGTCGTTTACACAAATAGAAAAACCTAAAATACTCGGTGGATTATATGAAATCTGGACTCTCTGTGAGTCTAGACGTTTTACGTTGGTAATTATGATTGTTTTACCATCTGTAGTTAACCATTTTGTTAATACATACGTCATAGACGCTCCTGCTGCCACTCCCGCGAGAAGAGTCGTTGGTGATATATTAAACTTGGTCTTGACGAGGTTTTCAGCTCCCGCGGCACGATTGGCGGCTGCTTCGATGGCGTTCTTTTCACCCGTGACGGCCACTGCTGGATTTTCATTTTTCAAAACAGATTTTTGATTACTCACAAGACGAACTGCATCGTCCGTGCTCTGCGCGAGTGTAGCCGGATCTACGTTTTTTAAAGGAGTCTTCAAGGCATTTTTCGCAGCCGTCTTGCTGGCTGTAGTCGCTCCCGCCCTAACCGCTGCAGCCGCCGATTGCGCCGCCATTTCCGCGAGTTGATTCGCGAGTCTGGGGTTTGAGCGTATGAGGGCGCTCACGGCGTCATCGGCTACTCGCGCCATTTATATTACAAACTATTTTTTTACTTTAAGAAATCAGACTCGTTTTATTCATAATGGTCAAGGTTGTGTTTTGCATGCCAGGTCGCCAGTATTCGCGTGAGTTCCTGCTCGCCTGGTCTGACCTGCTGATGCAGGCCTCCAGCCGTGGCCACCAGGTTATGATCTCTCAGCAGTATTCAAGCGTCGTCCACTTTGCGCGTGCCAAGTGTCTGGGAGGTGACGTTCTGAAGGGCCCTGACCAGAAGCCGTTTCAGGGTGAGGTTGACTATGACGTCATAATGTGGATTGATTCGGATGTGGTGTTCAAGCCTGAGGACTTTTTCAACCTTCTGGAGAGCCCACACGACGTGACGGCCGGCCTGTATATGATGGAGGATCTCCAGCATCTCGCGACCGTCAAGGAGTGGGACGAGGAGTTTTTCACCAAGACGGGCACATTCAAGTTCATGAGCCCTGATGAGCTTACCGACGCACCGCAGTACGTACCCGTAGCGTACACGGGTATGGGCTGGATGATGATTCGCAAGGGGGTCGTTGAGGACATCAAGTATCCTTGGTTCTGGTCAGATGTGCAGCGTATCGGTGGCTTGGCGGATATGAATTCGGAGGATGTGGCATTCTGCCGGTCTCTGCAGGCTGCCGGCCACCAGATCCACATTGACACAACGATTCGTGTCGGCCACCAGAAGCTTATGCTGATTTGAAAGTCCTGACTTTCAAAACCCAAACTCAACTTTCAATTCATCAATTGATCTATAATATCGTGCGAGGTCCTTTTTGAACCGCGCATCCTGCTTGGCATTGGTCTTGACCAGGTAAGCAAGATTCGCCTTTGAATACTTTGTCCGCGTTTGGTTGTCTGTAGGCTTGCGAGGTTTCTGAACCTTCGCCTCCTTTGTGGCCGGCTCCTCCGGTCGCTTGTCTATGAAACTAAGTGCTTGCATCACAGTGTCCGCAAGGTCATCCTTCTTTTTGTGCGCGTCAAAAAAGCCAATCCAGTTGGCGTTTCCACCTTCAATAAACTTGCGTGCGCGTTCAATTGACGCGTTCTTGCGTTGCGTGTACCGCGCCTTGCCCGCGCCCGCCACGTCAGGAATCTTGTGACGCGCGTCCCATATCACCACACTCTTGTCCTTGATGAGGAAATAGGTGTGCAACAAGTTTTCTATAGCCTTCATGCCCCTGTTGCGGTCCGGCTGCTTTTCAATCACGACCGTGCGCGCCTCTAGGATCCACGGCTTTTCGTTCAGGTGCCGAACCATGCACGGAAAAATACCGTCGGCGTGCTTCGGGGGGATTCCTGACACGTCCCATTGATGAATCTTCTTAGTAACTGGATCTATCAGACACATTGCAAGGTTCTTAATTCCGCAATCAATTGACAAGATCATATATTATTAAAGAGATTCAGGTTTTTAAATGAAATATGATATGTGCAGAGAAAAAGAGAATTGCGGATATAAGAAATTCTCTAAAAATGGCACCAAAGGCTCCTAAACCTTCTCTCCCCACAGAGCCTCCTACAGAAAACTTGGAGGGTCTTATTTGTTGGTGGTGCGTTCATGCTCTTCCTCAAAAACCATGCATTCATTTGCCAATCAAATATGATGAAAAGCGCAATATTTTCCAGACAATTGGCAATTTCTGCTCATGGCAGTGTGCAAAGGCGTACGCTCTTGACATGAAAACGGCGCGCTCCGGTGAGATTCAGTCCTTGTTGGCGATGATGCGTTTGCGCGCGCTCGGCAGACACTATCCTCTATGGCCCGCCCCGAAGCGTGACATTCTCAAATGCTTCGGGGGAACCATGACTATAGAGGAGTTTAGGACGTTCGGAGGAGCCGTAGAGCCTCCTCAAATTTATTATCCTTATGAGAAACGCTACATGCCTGTGGTTGGCGGTGAAGTGCGCGGTGCGTGTGAAAACGTCATGCACGCTCCTTCGGGCGGTGGCGAAAGACTCAAAGCTATTGAGAATTCTTCAACTGAAACTGATACGCTGCGCCTCAAGAGGAACAAGCCTCTTGTCAGGGCCACTTCAAAGCTTGAGAATGCCCTTGGAATTAAGCGGAAGGGGAAGGACCCGGTGTGAGCGTCACTGGGCTGCCCATGGGTGACATGGACATTGCCATGGGGCTTGGGGCCACAGCCAGTGGCACGGCAACTTGAGCTGGGACCGCAATGTTAACAACCTCGGGTGACATCGCTGGAAGGGGTGACGGGGCTTCTTCCATCATCATCTGAGGAGGTTGCTCCATAATCATAACCTGTGGCTGTGCGGACGGCGTGGCATCCATCACACTGGGTTTGGCAGATGCGAGCCCAACTCCAATCAGCGCCAAATTGCTGGTATCCTCTTCAAGTGGCATCGGTCTGAGCTGCGTGTAATATGAGACTGTCTTTTTCGCCTGAAAAAATGTTAATATCAACCACGCAATGATGCCACCTAATCCAATTGACGAAATGGACTGGGTGAAACCCATTACTCTATGTTTAGAATAATTTCACGGTCGAAAGTTTAAATACCTGACCTGTCTATTTGTCGGCCTAGACTTGGGTGCATCAGGGTCTGTACTTCTGAACCATATCTCACCAATATGAGCCCTCCATTGAATTGAGAGTCTGTCAAGCACCTTGCGACAGACGACACAGGGTATAGAAGTTCCCATGGTGCCGTCACAGCGATCCCTCCGCACAACAACATCCCCATACTTTCTATGAATCCAGCGAGCCAGACACGAAGGGTGGACCCCTTGGCGTCCTGCTTCCAAAACGAGAGCCTTGATTAGATTTCTCTCAGCGCACCTGTGACAACTGTTGAATATTGGCTCGCGGCCGTACGTTACGCACGAGATCATTGGGTACATATTAAAAAGACGAATTTGCCTTTTATGTGTGAGTGTGCCGAAAAAACGTGTCTTGTGAGAGTCAGATGGTACCCGGAAAAGGATCATGTATTCTAAAAACAAATGAACCACTCCCTGCGCGAGCACGCCCGCCGCGTCTTCGCAGACAAGCTTGGAACTGGCGCCATTAGCCGCAACGCTGAAATAAGCCTCCTCAATTGGGCAGTTCACACGACTCGCGAAAATGGCCAGGACGCCTCGTGGGAAAACGACGTCTTCCGCAGGTACTACAAAATGAAACTCGGCTGGCTACTCACCGAGATGGGGCGGGAAGAAAAGCTCAACGTCGCGCTCGCAGTGGACGGTGACCGTGTGCAGCTGAGCTGTATCGTGGGGCCGCAGTTGGCCTTGCGGTTAAAGCGCAAGGAGCTTGACGTCAAGCGACTCGCCAACTACTCTCCAGACGTGCTCTGGCCTTCAGGCCCGTACTCACAGGCGATGCTCAAGTTGCGTGAAAAGGACATGCAGATGGAGAAGGCCAGAGCGAAGGAGGAGGACTACAACGGCCTCTTCAAGTGCGGCAAGTGCAAGAGCGTCAAGACGACCTACTACCAGATGCAAACGCGCTCAGCAGACGAGCCAATGACCACCTACGTTACTTGCAAGAACTGTGGAAACCGCTGGAAGTGCTAGTTTTTTTCTCGTTTAATAGTACATAATCATGGCTCGTGGTCGTCCCGCCGTCCCCAAAGCCGCCACCAAGTTCATGAACAAGAAGCACCGCGTCATTATGATGACCGCGGAGGGCAAGTACCTCGTCAAGACCGACAAGGGCACCGCCTACAACCCCAAGGCTGCCTACGTCAAGAGCCCAGGCGGCACCGTGCGCAGCCTGGCCAACTCCAGCGCCCGCGTGCCAACCGCCATCCGCCCCAAGGCGGTGCGCAAGGTGCGCAGCAACCGCCGCGTCGCCCGCCCCCACGTGCAGGGCATGGGTCTGGCACGCCTGTACCGCACCCCCAAACCCCTTGGCCGCCCACGCAAGGTCATGGCCAGCCCCATGTGGAACCTGCCCAATCCATACATGCGCAAGGTGCGCAAGAACAAGGGTGCCAAGCGCGGCCCCCGTGGTCTGGCCCTGCTGGCCCGCACCATTGCCAAGATGTAAATTAAATTATTATTTAATAATAAAATGCAAACCTCCCCCAAGGCCACCTCCTTCATGAACGTCAAGCGCCGCGTCATTATGAAGACTGCTCAGGGCAAGTTTATCGTCAAGACTGCCAAGGGTGTCAAGTACGCACCCAAGGCCAAGTACTACAAGAACCCCCAGGGATCCACCGTGAACGTCAAGTACGCTCACGCGAATGTCATGATCCCCAGCCCCATCCGCCCCAAGCTGATCCGCAAGATGCGCAAGAACAGCGGCGCGGCCCGCGGCAAGTACGCCGCCCGCGTCAAGGGCGTGCGCGTGCTCCCAGTGAAGCGCGCAGGTTACATCGCCCAGATGTATGAGGGCTACGCGCCCAAGCGTCCAGTCGGCCGCCCACGCAAGTACAAGGTTAGCCCAGGTGGCAACATGGGTCTCGCAGCCATGTTCGGTCAGAAGGCGGTGCGCAAGGTGCGCAAGAACAAGGGTGCTAAGCGCGGTCCACGTGTGGGTAAGAAGACCCTGCGCGCCAATCCTTACGCCGCCCTTGCGTAAATTTCCAGATAAAAACATTTATCATAAACTACAACAGAGGCATGTCGTCCGTCGGTGATCTCGTTCGCGTATGGACAGACGTGGGGGCGCGCAAGCCTGTTCCACTCCTCGCGAAAATCGTTGAGGAGAATGGTTGCATTTTCACCATCAGATACCTGTCCGAATCTGATGATAAAATATGGCGGTACGAAGTGGATACGTACGAGATTGATAATGATTCAATTTCAGAACACCTTAAAACAAGCGACGAGAATGACGTGGGGTTCCAGGTATTTGATGATGGTTTTGTAAAAATTGAATACGACGATGATTATGTTCCATCAGACGAGGATGAAGAGACGGACGACGACTCGCTGTCAGATGAAACGGAAGAGCAGGACGAGTTTGAAGATGATGACGAGGACGAGGACGAAGAGTCGGAAGCAGACGAGGAATAATCTAAACTTACATTAAATGAAAACCCAGAACGTTCTGTTGTACGCGCTTATCCTGATCGCTCTGTGGCTGATGTTTGTCCGCAAGGCGGATGGTTTCTGCCCAGCGTGCATGATGGCTTAAAAACATTATAACTTTTAATACAAATGTCTATTACTTCAAAGTTTGTAAAGGCATTTGACGCGTCAGCAGAGACACACGTCAAATGGCTAGCTCACATGTGCGACATCGCAGAGGCTCTGAGTCCTGATAAGCCGACGATGCTTATGGATGAGGTGAACAAAAATCCACTGAAAATCACAGTTGATGCGCGCGACGCGCTTGATTGGCCCCATATTCACTTTTGTCTATGCGCGGTATACGCCAAGGCTGTTTTGCGCGGCGGAGGGCACCTCATTCGCAGCCCTTCAGTATAGGTCGTTCACATCTGAAAATAACTCGTGAATTTCGCCAAGGCGCTGACGGTAAAACTCTACGGGGGCTTCAAACTGGTATGTATTACCAGAAAACACGTAACCACCTTGAGCCTTTTTCTTTACAATATCATTAATAGAAATCATATCTAAAAAGTTTTGTGTACACGTTAGTTGTAATTCATCAAATTCCCATTGTTGAATGTACAAGTGATGAAGAACATCAATGGGTCCCTGAGGACTCGGTAAAATGAGATCACCCATTTCATATATCGGGGGCCACTCCTTTTGATCAATAAAATAAGTCTCGAGCATTTGTCCTACAAACATGGCGTTGTCCCATTCCGTAAAACCCACTATCGACGTCCGGGAATCTTCGTTGACACGCAGAGTGAACGCGTCATTCCTGCCGGTGTGCAACGTGTAATACTTGCGGCTCTTTTGATTAGTCTTGGATGCGCGGCGCGGCTTGACCGGTGGCGGCATGGTGATCGACGCCACAAAACTCATCTCTTATTTTATAAGTGCACAGAGTCTTTAAAAAACGTGTCTTGTCCAAGTCAGATTTCGGGAATGCAGGACAATTTTCACACCAAACCAGTAAGAGACTATGGAGTGCGCAGTGTGCTACGGAGAGTCGGGTCCCTTCCAGAAGCTGTCGTGCGGACACGAGTTCTGCAACGGGTGTATTAAGAATTGGTACCTAAAGGGGGTTGCAGGGTCTTCGTGCCCTATGTGCCGCGCGCCTGTTTATTTCAAGGGGTTTCACCGGGTCAGGGACCAGTGGAACGAGGATGCACACGATGCCAAGTGCACTGAGGTTTTTGGCGACGCGCTGGATGCGCGCTTCGCCGAAGCCCAGGAGTTTGCTGATTCCTTCCCCGCCAAGTGGCGGTCAAGAATATTCAATGAGGTTATTGACGACTTTATTGATATTGAAAAGACGTACCGCTTCCTCAAGAACGAGGGTGTGGACCCTGAAGTGATGGAAGACGTGTTTTACTATGAAGATTACTACTCGGACAGACACATGAACAAGTACTCGTACCTTGACGAACCCGTCAAGGAGACTGCACCTGCAGTGCAGTCCCGGGGTCGCGGGAAGGGGTTCAAGCGCGCACGAGCACGCCAAGACGCCTGGGTCACGCTAAGCTTTTACATTGAAGTTTAATTGGAAAACTGATTCGCTATTCCCTCAAACAGTCCCCCCGCGTTGAGTCCTAGTCCAAATATCACTCCCAAAATCATCAGAATAAAACCAAGGACGAGCAGCCCCATGTTGCGCTGTGCCTTTGGCTTTTGGTTTTCCAGCGTCACGAGAATAAACCCCGGAATGCCAAAAGCCAGACCGAGTAAGAGTGCGCCTGAGATGGCGGTCAGGGCGCCGCCCGTGCCCACCGCGCTATCAAGAAAAATGCTCTTGTACTTTCCCATTTATTCTATGTTAATTTTTTTTCCTGGGCGCACAAATCGGCTGCCGAAAAACACGAGCGCAAAAGGGACCAACACAAAGACCAGAATTCTCGCCCATTCTGGATCTAGCCCCAAGTTCTGTCGCGCGCGCCGATAAAGAGCTCCATCTGGCGTCTGGACCTGGACGTTTCCAGATCCAGACTCGTCTATCCATTCTGATTGGTAATTGAAAATCATATTAAACGCCGCAAGAATCATAAGCACACCTAGGGCTTGGGTATGGTGCTCCAATTTTAGGCTAGGATCGGCATAATCTAGTAAAAATATAGTGGCGAGAATAACTCCCCACTTGATGAGCATACCCTGTTCCGGGCCGAGGCTGTGAAGCCACCCGAGCCATGGGCGGCTCGTGAACACGAGACCCACGAGCGCAAACGCCAAAGCGAGACGTAGATGGACCATCCTGAAACTAGCAGATAAAAAAGCCGGGCGTGTATCTAGTACAATGGAGGCAATTGAGGCTGTTCTGGAGCTTGCCAAGGAGCGCGATGAGCTGGCTAACGAGCTTGAGACCTATGAGGATTGGTTTGAGACGATAGTGGGTAAGCATGTGACTCTGAGCGTGAAGCACAAGAAGACGACGCGCTTCGTTGAGTGCATCGTGACCGAGTTCATTCAGGGTGAGGGGTGGGAGCTGACGAGCGAGGAGGACGGGGACGATGTGGTGTTCATGATCACTTTTGAGGATCTGTTCAACGGTAAGGTTTCATTTAACATTTAAAATTTCTCATGAAGTTCGCTGCAAAATTGCTCAAGGCCGGGGACAATCACATTCGCCCATAGCTCTTCATCACGTGTAATATCATGACTTAATACCTGGTTGTTGTACTGCTCTACCAACCGAGCATTTACAAGACCCAGCAACTGTAAATATACTTGGACTTGAATCATCTCGTACTCCACCACCCGACGGAACAAACGATTTGTACGATTCTTAATTTCCACTAAAATTCGGTTTCCATCCCGCTCCTCAATTCTGTCAATTTTTCCAATGACTACAAACTTTGTGTCACCAAGAGTACATACTTCACGACTGTAAAACGCATCATCCTTCACAAAACTGACGTTCTCATCCTTGGCCACCTTGTCGGACGTCTTGTCCTCCGACCGGGTACCGTGTGACGTGTAAACCTTGGAACGCAGGTGCTCAATCACCTCAGTCTTCTGGACAGCACTCAATTTTGAATCGGAATTAATCTTGTCACGGGCCTCACTAAACACAGACTGAACTTGCGCCGAGTCGGTAGCCTTGATGGACACGGCAGCCGCGAGCACCCCCTTGGCCTCCTCTGAGAGAGCAAGGGCAGCCTCAGCCTTGTCACGCTTGGTCTTGCCAGTGAAAGTCTCTGGGCTATATTTCTTCCAAAGTTCGTCTAGAACCTCATGACGTGGCTTGTACTGATTTTTCCCCAAAATTGCAGCCACCTCACTTGCTTTGAGGACGACACGAGCAGGTGCCATTTATCATATAAAAAGTATGACCTCTAAGTAACTAAATGTTGACTCTGGCAGTGGCAAAACCTCAATTTTTTGCCAAGAAGGGCCCTGATCCACGTCCCGGAAAGCGAACGAAACTCCGCCCCAAGGATGTTGAACAGGCTATTCAACAGGCCCGCAACCTGTGTTATCACTTTGAGGACACTCCGTCGTGCAAGGTGGCGTGGGACCGCGTAGAGGAGCTTTCATCCGAACTGGCACGCCAGCGCGAGGAGAATCTACGCATCAAGGCTCTGGCCGAAGAACTTGAGGAATTGTGCGCGGTAGACCCACTTCAGTGCCGTGAATATGACGTCTAAGAGTAATAAGGAAACGTGATAATAGCAAAAATACAGGCCACGCCTATTAAACCTATAACACTACGAATTACTTTACCTCTTCTGTCCCCACTGTACACGACCGGGACGGGAACTATTATATGTTGGGGCTGAACTGCGTGAATTGGAACAGGGAGATCAGCCCTGCACATAGGGCACTTTACCGTGTAACACTGCATATGGACCATCTTCTTGCAACACCCCATGTGAACTACAGTTCCCGATAAAGGTTCCAGACACACTGGACACTCGGAGTCCATACTACCATATCTGGGCAAAAAATGTGTGTTGTACGGGATTGGGTCCCAATTTTGATTCTAAATTCAACTTAATGGACGGTCGTGAGCAGAAGCGTAGTTCGGCCAAGAAACATAGTGAGCAGTCGGTGTATAGTAAGAAGGCTGTACGGGCAAAGGAGGCCCTACTTGAAAAAAAGTTGTCGTGTCCCGCCAAGCCGGGCAAGAAGTAACTCTCAAAACACCAAAAAAAGCAATGGCTTCCCTCAAGACTCCCGGCCTCCAGTTCTACGCCGAGCAGGTTGACCCCCTGTACCGGCCTACGGGTCTGTACCCTACCGTGTCAACCTACCAGTACGGGTTTGACCTAGAAGGTGGCCCTGTGAAGAATGAGCTCTATGTGGTCTGCAAGGACGGTTCTATTCAGTCGGTCCACGAGCCTAGCCGCCCTATTGGTTGGGAACTTATTGAGGGCGAGTTTGATGACTGGTACTACCGCGTGACTCAGATGAACCACCCGCGCAAGCGCTGTGCCGTCCGGTACCACAGTCGCGTGGAGGACCCACCCGCGGGCCGTGGCCACATCGGGTCCGTCGTGGTGGCGTGCCGGCGGGTTGAGACGCCGCAGAACGCTGAAGTGATTGAGCAAAAGGATGATGGCGATGAGGTCACCTCGATCGCCAAGATCGACCCGCTCCTTGCACACTGCGCGGTGATTCTGGACGACCCTGTCCAGACTGCAGCGATGGCCAAGTTTGCAGAGGGAAAGATGAGTTACGCGGAGATGCGCGGACTGTGTGGGTAAATTTTGTTTTGAAATTGTAATGAACCCGCCTTCTTGTGAAACGTGTCGCTACTTCGTCCCGGGTCGTTACCCCCGTACAGATACTTGCTCCCGTTTCATAGCTTATAAAGGGAGAGGGAAGGTTGTTTATGAGTGGGCCGAGTCTGTCCGATTCAGTGAGCGCAAGTGTGGGCCAGAAGGGCGGCTCTTCGTCGCCCGTGACCCTGTAAAAAAGGCGTCACGTGACCGTCAAGAATTATGGAAATATCTAGTAGAGCAAGATGAATAAGGAGGTGTGTATAACGGTCCGGATCAGCGTCCGCCGTGTCCAGCGCCATCCAATCACCCAGCGAACCGTACGGTCCACGACCCTTTTGAAAAAGCATGTGGTACGAGGGGCGACGTTAAGTCTCGTACCAGATGCCCTAAATGATTTCGCAATTCATCACGCACAAGTAAACATAGCAGAGATTACACATCTTTTACTAGATCAAGTTGCTATCAGCAGTATGTCTGCAGCCATGGCTATCGCTATGTTAGCTTTGAAAGATTGAATTTGACATGTACCGGTGGATAGACGACGTTGAAAGATACCCGAAGTTTGCCACCAGGTACGAATCCCTTTCCTAGAATCAGATAATCCTCCCGAGGATCCAGAACCCCCCAATCTGTCGTGTCAATTTCTATTGGCCCGTCAAAGTGAGGAATTTTGATCTTTTTTCCATTGACACTTTCTACAAATGGAATTTTTGTAGACCATACGATGTCCATACCTTGTCTCATCAGCTCTGGGTGGTCATCAATTTTGATGTGAAAATTAACATCCCCAGGTTCTTCACCCTGGTTTCTTGGCTGCTCACCCAGACCATGTCCCGTCATGACCGCTCCACTCTCAATCCCTGCAGGTATTTTTAGTTCTAAATTGAGAGGCTCCTTTTTCTTCCCTCTGTGACACTCACCACACCCATGTGACACACCACCCTCCCCTCCACACATATTACAAGGTTGATTGAACACCATAGGACCCATATGATGCTGGACCTGCCCACGCCCGTGACACTGTTGGCACTTCTTCTTGCAACTGAAACAAGTCTTTTCTAGAGTGACCCGAAGGTTCTTGACCGTCCCACGATACGACTCTTCCAAACTGATTTTTATTTCATGATCAAAATTGGAACGTTTAACAGGACCGCGCTGACCACCCCCAAACCCTCCAAACATCTGAGCAAAAATGTCGGGTGGGAAGGGGTTACCCCCCTGTGGCGGGCCCTCAGGCGTCCCGAAGCGATCAAAATTCTCGCGCTTCTGGGGGTCCGTGAGGATCTCATAGGCCTCTTGGACCTTTTTGAACTTCTCAGCGTCACCGCCTTTGTCGGGGTGGTGCTCGCGGGCAAGTTTGTGATAGGCTTTCTTGACGACCCCGTCCTGAGCATCTCTGGGGATTCCTAGAACCTCATACGGGTTCATCTAATTTTAGATACAAATTAGTCCTTTACTTGGAGCGCGCCTTGCGCACGGCGCTCTGGATCTTCTTAGCGGCCGTCTTGGGGCTCGGCGTCTTCTTCTTGGCGGCGACCGTGACGCGACGCACGTTCCGCGGGTATATGGCCCCACGAGTCACGGGGTTGCGTGCACCAGGGATAGGCATCTTGGGGTTCATCATCAAGAGGTTATAGTCGTTTTTGAAGGCTGTTATGAGCTTACGGAAGGTGGCCTTGTTATAGTAGTTTGTACGACCGGTCGTACGATTCTTGATCTCATAGACGACCATGTTCTTGGGGAAGTTGAGGGTAATTGGGTTGACGTAATTTGCTTCCAAAATTACACGAGGTATGCGAGGCATCGCTGCGACTCTTGAACGCGCGACTGAAGCTTTTTTGTTGGCTCGGTTCTTCTTGAGTTTCATAATTGCCCGATGTTTGGCCAGTGCCGCCGCAGTCGGGGGCATTTAATATTACATAAGATAATTTAAACACGAGGCTCTCTGTTTACAGCATTCTTGCGTCTCTTCATATTACGGTAATACTGTGCGACTTCCGGGTCGTTCTGCTGCCGCGCGAGTTGATTGAGAGCCTGGGTCATAAGGGATCCCTTTCCTACATGATTTTTCAAGAATTGTCTGTACAACGCTTCAAAATCAGTACTAATATTCGCATCAACAGCGGCTATAATGTTGTATGCGTTTTGGAGAGAGGTGTTGGGGCGGGATTGCACCGCCGCGACGACCTGCCCTTGACCAGCGCCCATGGCGCGCGACTGTCCACCAGTGTTTTGTGACGTTGTTGGCCGGGCAACACCACGCAAGCCACCTATCGCCACCTGTATTTTATTGTTGGATCCTCCCGCGCGTGCGAGACGTTGTCCAAAGTTCTCCAACCACCGCGCCTCGTAATTTACCCTGTTTCTATTATTACCCCACGCTTTACGAGCCTTGTAAAGTTTCGCCATGGTGAAATTTTGGGGCTGTAACTGTCCACTCAATCTGGCGCCAAGTTTTTCAATTGCGGGGAGGCGCGTGTTTAGTAGTATGGGTTCATTTGGGTTATTTCTGATTGCCGTCATGTATCCAACCATGGAGTTGAGGAAAATCCGGTCAACTTCGGTCATGGCCATACCAAATCGTTTTTTATCAAGACGGAAGATGGCGCAAAATTTGTCTAGATTCACCTTTGAAACCGTCATGGTCACCGTCTCGGTTGGCGTCAGACGTACAACTGTTGGTTTCTCTTGAACTGTAAATTTAGCATTGTTGACATTTTCCGCGCCCGCTGCGAGAAATACAGCCTCTATCTTGATATTTTTTATTGACGCCCATGGGTGTTGGCCATCCAAACGCACCTGTCTGAACATGTAATAAATGGCGTACATAGAAAACCGAAGTTGGGCCATCTCTTTGCCCTTTGACCCGGCCGCTTCACCCTCGCCAACTTTCACCTCACCTAGAGTAAAAATTATAGTAGATTTATTCGGGTCATTATAATTTAAAATTGTAATTTTAAGCATGTCCGATTCGGCGGCGGTCGTTCCTTTAGAACCTTCGCCTATATTACTTTTGGAAACTTGATTTGCTTGAGCAGATGACAGGTCCATTTTCTGTAAAACTCCTGCCGCCACGCGCTGAACTCGGGGTTTGTCCACTTTGAAGCCGTTCACGAGCCATTCACCGTCGTGTGTACATATCTGTCTAAAAGCAGGCTTGTAAAAGTTGGAAATCGCACCTCGTGAAAGGGAGGCTTCCGCAACACCGGCGTTGCGTGGAACATTAACTGTATTTATATTACTCTGACCCAACGCACCCCATAAATTCGTCATGGACGCTCTCACGTTCCTCTCAGGCAAGGAAGTGCGGTTGGTTGACCACAGACTTCTCGGGATGACTGGGATGGCGGCCACCTTTGGGAGAAAGGGGGCATCCTCAGCGGCGCCACCTCGCCCGGTTGTTATGTATCGCATTCCTAGACTTGTGACTAGGGCCGTGTAGACCATTTCTTTAGTAGGAACAGAATCAGCATTAGTGATCGGCAACCCCCTTGCTCGCTTATTCACACGACGGGCCCATATACGACTCTGAATATATGGTTTAATATTCTTCACTACATTCGCATAGATGAGATTATTTTTACCCGCAATTGCACTGATATTGATACCTTCCTTGGCGTTGTTCGCGTTTCCGTTCGCGTTTCCGTTCACGTTTCCTTTCACGGGCGCTGGAGAGGGTCTCATGTTCGTTTTGCGCGTCTTGGGAGGGGGTTTCTCTAAACCAGCTGCTATAAGTTGTTCCATTGTAAGACCGTTATTATATTTTGGTTTGTTATTGCGAGCTCGTTTACTTCTGCGAAGTCCGTTTCCGGGAACGTTCACGTTCATCCTATACTCCAACCCTAGATAAAAACTTGACCCTTGGAAGAAGTAACAATGGCTACTTCCAAGACCCTGATGAAGGCACTTGACCGCGTGACTGACCTGAAGGCTGACCTCAAGGAGGCGAATGCCGAGCTCAAGGAGGCTGTTGAGGCGACCTCTCTCTACAAGGCTTTTTTGGATGCCATCAAGGAGACGATGCCCGACAAGGTGCCTGAGAAGGCTGCGGCTTCCAACGCCTTCAAGCTGACTCTGGCGATGCTGACCAAGAAGGAGGAGGAGACCGAGGCCGAGTAAATTTAATAAAATGCCCAATTCGTCAAGTACTTTTTCTGCGGCACAAATCTCACATTCCAAACCCTTTCGTTCGCATTGAAGCCCTTGACCTCTATATGACCCGGTGGCAATATATGCTCACCTAAATGTGAATATCTTAGTCTGCTATTTGGAGAAACTTTTATATATGGTATGTTCTTGTTCACATAAAGCCGCAGGACGATACCGTTTGGATTATTTTTGAGTGCAAAAACCCTGGCCGTCTTGCGTCTGTTTGTCCATGACGACGGCCCATTTTCGTTTCTTATGCTATTTGGGTTGTTAATTGAGAGACCCCTATAAAGAACGAGGCTTCCGTTGGACCGGGGTGCGTTGTGAATAAAGCGCCGACGCATATTTACAGCCATTTGGCGTGTGTTATTACTCGTGTTATTCAGTCCCACCGTCTTGGATTTTGAACGGATACCTTGAGCGATTTTAGTTCTGGTCCAAGCGTTCAATACATTGAGCCGTCGGAGCTTGCCACTAGGGGTCCTAGTAAGGTGTGAGTAATTCTTTTCCTCTCTAACACGCTTAACGCCCATATTAGGGCCCCCGAAAAAAACGTGTCGTGACCAAGTCAGAGTCGGTAGAACAGAGAGTCAAGTACCCCAAAACAACCATGGCCACCTTCCGTGTGATGCTCAGCCTTAACGCCGACCTGGCCGAAACCAACGCCATTTATGTCAACCCCGTTGACGCCACCACCCCTTACGTCAAGATGGGACGCTTTGTATACAAGTGCATCCCTCATCCCGACGTGGCTCGTGGTACCGTACGCATGAACGCCATTGCGCGGCGCGCCATCTACCCTTCCGAGGAGGTGACCCTAGAGGAGTACCTCGTGCCCATGACCGGTGGGCCCAAGCGCGTTTGTGCCCAAGCCGAGTACGTCAAGCGCATCACAGGTCCCATGCCCGACAACCTCCCGAACACCGTCCGGAACGCCCTCGAGGGCCTGATCGTCGCACCTGGTCAGCAGCTGACGCTGACGCACGAGGACCGCGCGATCCTTATCCACGTGACCGACGTGGACTCCCCGGGTGTCATCACTATGAATACCGAGGTGAGCCTTATGTGGCTCTCGCCCGTCTGAAAAAAAGTGTGCTGCGCGGCCCAAGAGAGTGTAATCGCCAGTCAAAGTTACCCTAAACACACGATGTCTCCCAACGCTTACGTCAGCTGGAACGACGAGTCCCGCCTCCTGTACGGCTTTCAAGGTGAATACGAAAACGAAAAGCCCTGCTTCACCTGGACGTACTCCACGTTTGAAGAGCACCTAGGCGAGGCATGTACTCCGTCAATGTACAACTTTTTCACAAACTACATCTGCGAGGAAATTTCCAAGGAGGAGCTCTACGAGATCCAGGGCGGCGACTACTGCCCCGGGCGTCTTGAGGAGGAGGCTGTAGACGCGTACTTTGAGCTGCCTATCAAGGAGCGTATTGACATGCACATGCAGGAGATGAAGAACCTAGAGCTGGAGCGTGACCGCGCATCCCGTAAGGAGACAGCCTTCATAGACGCCATCTTAGATGGCGCCTGCCCTTTTGACGTCACGAGCCCCATCTACGTGGAGTACTGTCAGTGGTGCCGTGAGCAGAAGGAGAAGTGGACAAAGATCCACTTTGACCTGTGCTGCCAGCTCAACGAGGAGACGGACTGGCGCGGGGGCCACGAGGCGGGCGCAGAGGATGATCGCGGCGCTACAGCTGGATACGATCCCATGGACGAGTAATTTTGTTTACAAAATGTAATGGAGCCATCTATTAACGTCAAGAACCTGTTCCGCGTCCCCACCCACCCCTGGCCCGTAGTCAACCGAGGTAACGCCATAAACCGTGTTCAGAAAATCCTCAAGGCGAATCACGTCACAGGGATCCCCAGCCACTGGCCAAAATTGTACTATGGACAGACTCGCGCAAATTTGAATCTAAATAGGACATACAGAAACACAGACGCGCTGACCCTCCCCGACGGTGTGTACCTCTATCTCATAGAGTATAATCCTGATACCAACAGGTACCACAAGAGTTTCGTGAGGGTTCACAACCTGTTAGAGGCTGGATCGCGCCACTTCCAATTGCCGACCAGAAATCACGGCCGGGTTATCGTGGCCGCCGGCGAACTCTCCAAAGAGGGACGGGTCATCAAGTTCAATCTGGAAAGCGGTACATACACCAGAAACCTGATGATGAAGACCAAAAACCGAGGGGTGACCAACGCCAACTATATAAAGGTCGTGAAGAATGCCCTTAGAAACATGAACGCCAACAAGAATTATGTGACCAACATTTTGATTCCAAAAATACCAGGGTCCCTCCAAAACCTCTTGAACCGCGGGAACCTGAGCTTCTATCACGGAAGCCCCACAAACAAGACGAAGGCACGTGTCCTAGCAAACTTAGAGAAGGCCGGTCTCAACACCAATAGTGCCACTAATTTAATTCGTAAATTGATAGCCCCTAAAAATTCCAGTCCTGTCCGGGCCAGCACACCAAGTCCAAAAAGAAAGGCAACCAACAATGGCAACGCCACGGGCGCCGCGCAAGTCAACCGGGGGCGTGGACGTGCAGCTAGAAGAGTTTGAGACGGATCTCCGGGCGGCTCTGGAGATTCAGCTCATCATGAATACAAACATGCCTGCGTGGAACGAATTGGACCATTTGTCCGATGAGGATAATGAAGGTATTCGCCGAGTCATAGACTTGTGTTTTGAGGACATGGCCTACAGGTACTCACCAGCCCCACAGGTGAGTGCGGTTCTGGAACACTGCCGAATTTTGATCCAAAATGTAGTGTGGGCATCCATGAATGTCCCTTGGCCAGAGGTTCCAGACTTGCACATTGAGCGCGTCATAGATAACACCATAGAGGTTTACAACCGCGTTATCTATGCTCACCTCCGGACCGAGATGATCATGGCGAACCATAACGCCGAGGTCCTTCAACGTACGTGGCGTCGCTGCATATCCGACCCGTCGCACCTTGCGTGCCGTCGCCGTCTCGAGTACGAGTTTAATGAGCACCTTCACTCCCAAAAACTCTGAAGCTCTCCGGGAACAAAAGCCTTTCTATTATTTGGAATTAAAATTGGTTCAGATGTTTTGATCACGACATCATCCACCTGAACCATTGCATCCTTGTTCAATTTTTTGAGTAAAATTAGTTTACTTGATATTGCACCCGCGACAAATCCCAAAAAGAATTCGTACATGGTGGTACAACTCCACAAGCCTTTAAAGTAAAGCAGAGCTCGTAAAGTAATGCAGTCAGAGTGCAACCAGGAGATCATCCACCTTATTGAGTCCCGAATGGAAAAGGGTCGCAAGCAGTACGGTCACGGGCTTCTCCAAAATGCGGGATACGACTGGGTCAAGGAGGCCCTAGAGGAGGCTCTAGATCTTTCCATATATCTGTCTGCCAAGCTTATTGAAATTCGTGCACTGTCTCCGCCTACAGAGGACGCACTTTCCAAGAGTCTATAGAAATGAACTCCTCTCAAGTTCGCCGATACCTTTGTGATTTTCAGGGAGAATTCAACCACTCTACAGGCGCCTCGCGTAATTCCCTCGCGTCAGCAGTGATATTCTACGATGAGTGGGCACTTTTCATAGGCGTCATAACAGGCGTCAGCCTCGCATCTGTACACAGGGACAATGTACTTGATCTATATTCAATTTCCAATACATGTGCTATAAAGTGCAAGACCATATTAAATATAAGGTGATGGACCGAGTCATGCTCTCACTGAGACTTCACTCTCTGGAGATATTTTTGAACAAAATTGAAAATTCCAAAACCGAAAAGGAACGCATGACCCTTGCTCTAGAAGCTTCTCAATTTTCAGATAAAATTATGAAGTTGACACCTGAAGACAGTATTATTCACCCAAATTTAGATTTTTTTTCACTAGCTGTTTTTGCAAATAATATTACATGGGCTAGGGAGTGTCTGAATTCTATTAAAAATTCAAGTGTCAAATACTTTTAATGGAATCTGACAAAGATTGGGAAGTTGGAAAGGTTCTCAAATATAGGAAACTGAATCCCGTGGGTGAAGATGCATATCTCATGCCTGATGGTACTGTAACCCTTGACGAAACTAAAATTATAAAGGCTCAACGAATTTTCATTCACAATTACTACGAACCGGATGGGCCGTGGGCACGGAGGACCAAGACAAAATATGCGTCATGTGATGCCCAACCTCCACCCCATGATCCAACTACTCAACCCTAAAATGGCTTTCGCAAACACCAACACCTTCAAGAAGCTTATCAGCAACCGCAAGCCTACTCAGCTTGAATTTTATTTGAAAAATGGTGCTTCTGAAAATATAATGAGTCTCGTACCCTTGTCAAATAAGGCATTTGGTGAGGGTATGCAACGTATAATTTCCGAAATCTTCGGCTGTGAAGCCTCCACAAATACCGGACACGATGCCGTGTACAGAGGGCACAATATTGAAATAAAGTCGGCGCGCTACTGGTCGGGTACGGGCGACTGCAAGTGGCAGCACATCATGGACGATCACAACTACACATGGGTTTTGCTCGCCCTGGTTGACTTTCAGGATCTGAAGTTTTGGCTCGTCTCCAAAGAGGTTATTCGCGCTCACCCTGAGGTTTTTGCGCAGCAGGGGAACGCTGAGGGTCAGGGACGTTGGTGCTCTATGAAGAAGGCTCTTCCTCTTGCACACCCTGTTGCGTCTCGGGAGGATCTGGACCGCGTAATCTTTCCTGAATCAGTGTAACGTATACAGGATTTATCTCAAACGCTGTCCAGTTGAGTCCCAAGTCCCGCGCCGCTACACACTCGCTCCCCGACCCTGCAAACGGCACAAGTACCGTACAATCCGGTTTCCGCGCCGCCTTCAAAAGCCTTGTGCAAATTTCAAGCGGTTTTTGGGTAGGGTGGTCAACCCTCTCCTTCTTTCCCGCACCACCCGCGAGCGCCGGCACCTTTATGACGTCACGTGGCATCGCACCCTTGTCGTTCGCCGTATATGTCGTCTCCTTTTCACCCTTTGAAAAGCGCCCCTTGGAAGCCTTACGTGATTTACCAGCTGCGTTATTCAAAAAAGTATCCGTATAGGGTTCCCGCACGTCATCCAGGTTGAAGTGGGGCCTGTGACCTTTTTTCCAGACGCACAAAATTGACTCGTGACTTCTCTGCCAGAACTTGGCGCTCGGGACCGTCTTGTTCGTGTAGTGCCACACGAGCCATCGGACGCGTGTATGGTCATCAATACACGCCACTTGAATTTGTGCTAAAATTTCAGGGAACCCATAAATATACATGGTCCCGTCCGGTGAGAGGACACGGAAGCACTCTGCGATCCACTCCTTGGACCACTTGAGATATTCAGACATGACTTGCTTGTCTGAATCATTTCCAAAATCCTTTCCAATATTGTAAGGTGGGTCTGCTATGATGACTTGGACAGAATCACTTGCGATCCTTTTCATTCCTAAAATACAGTCTTCATTGTGAAGACTCATGATGTTTATAGCTTCGCACTTTTTAAGAGGCTCTGAAAAACCTGTCAAGTGGAAGCCACGGGGAGCCACACGTTTCAATGTTCACATGAAATGGTCAACACGTTCGTCCCGTTTGCAGATGCCGAAGCGTGCGCACGCTCCTTGGACCGTCTTCGTTTAGGGAAACAAAGGGTTGAAGCATACCAGCTGTGGCGGGCCCTTATGGGAATCACAAAAGGATGGGTCCACCACCCTGCTACCCTCATGTGGAAAGGTCACACGTGCTTTCTCGCCAAGTATATGAACACTATGATTGACGAGTGGGTAGGCCGTGGGTATCGCAATTCTATGCAAAAATTACCACACTGTAGTAATCCACGACCTCCATGGTGGTGGGGGTGGGCCCCTATACATATGTCCCATCAGGCGGCTCTTAACCGCAAGAAACCCGACTGGTATCAGTTTGACGTGGGCACTTGGGTAAATTATGGGTACGTGTGGCCCTCAAAGGTGCCTTTGGCCTTGCGGATCCCCGAGCCAGAACCTGTTAAGGTTTGCGAGCCTTTGTAAACTAAATGATCGCCGCCCGGACCTTGAACCAACGCATCTACCTAGACCTCTTGGCTAGTCGCGCGCCGGTCATCGTGAGTACAGGGCCTGCTGGCACGGGCAAGACCCTGTTGGCGTGTCAGGCGGGTTCCAAGGCTCTCGTGACTGGTAAGGTTGAGAGACTGATTCTGACGCGCCCGGCAGTGAGTGTGGATGAGCAGCATGGATTTTTGCCAGGAAATTTGAACAAGAAAATGGAGCCGTGGACCCGCCCGATGTTTGATGCCCTGTACCGTTACTTCACCGTCAAAAAGGTGAATGAAATGATTTATGATCAGAGGATTGAGGTGTGCCCATTGGCCTATATGCGCGGCCGTACGTTTGACAACGCTTGGATTATCGGTGACGAGATGCAAAACTCCACACCGAGTCAGATGAAGATGTTGATGACTCGGATTGGAGAGGGTTCAAAAATGGTGATCGCAGGTGACGGTCAACAGCACGACCGTGGGTTTGAGGTCAACGGTTTGGCAGACCTTGTGAGTCGTATTGACGCCGAGTCGGAGAGCATCAAGCACTTGGTGTTTACGGAGGATGACGTGGTTCGTGCCGAGGTTATCAAGGAGATTCTTCGGATGTACAAGTAAAAAACGTGTCCTGTCCACCCTAGGTCCATAGACTAGACGGCCAAAACACCCAAAAAACAACCACGTGTCATGGCTCTCACTATCATCAACGAACTTGCGGCCACCTCCGGCCGTCTTGAGAAGGAGGCAATTTTGAAACAAAATTGCGAGAACCTCACTCTCAAGGAGGCTTTCCGGCTTGCGCTTGACCCCAAGGTCAATTTCTATATTAAAAAACTACCCGAGGCGGGTGTAGCGCGGCCGGGTGCGGACGTGTGGTCTCTGAGCGAGGCGCTTGAATCTATCAAGATGCACCTTGCGACGCGCAAAATGCGCGGCAATGAAGCAATCACATACGTCCACCGCCTCCTGACGTGTCTGGAACCGGACGATCGCGAGATTCTCCGGCGAGTTCTGGGTCGCAACCTCAAGTGCGGTGTGAGCGAGGCGACGGTTGAGAAGATCTGGCCAGACCTGAAGCTCAGCTACCCCTGTATGCTGGTCAGCCCCCTGACCGAGAAGACGAAGGTCAAGTTCCCATGCGTGGTCCAGACCAAGATGGACGGTATGCGGTTTAACGCCCGTGTACTTAATAACACTGCGACTTTCTACTCGCGCGCCGGCAAGGAGCTGGCGTTTGAGGGGTTGCCCATAGAGGCTGCGTTCCAGAAGTTGCCAGAGGGCGTCTATGACGGTGAGCTGCTCGTGGCCAACTGTGACCGCAAGACGGGCAACGGAATCCTGACCAAGTTCCAGAAGGGTACGGGCACTCCTGTTGTGGGTCGCGACATTCACGCCAAGGTGTGGGACGTCATCCCTCTGTCCGACTTTGACAAGGGCTCGTGTTCTGTCGGATACATTGAGCGCTTCCGTATCCTCGGTGGGGCACTGAAGGCTGCGCGACCGGATACAATCACCATAGTCCGGACGTGGCTGGACGTATCTGATATGGAAGAGGCTCAGACCATCTACAAAGAGCAGCTGGCCCATGGTGAAGAGGGTGTGATCCTCAAGGACCCCAAGGGGCCGTGGGAGGACAAGCGGGTCAAGCACCAAGTCAAGATGAAGGCTGAGCTCGAGGCCGATCTGCGCGTCACGGGGTTCCTCCCGGGTGCTGGCAAATTTGAGGGCAAAATTGGATCATTGCTAGTAGAGTCGGCCGATGGCAAGGTCAAGTCGGCTGTCGGCACGGGCCTCGATGACGAGGAACGGTCATGCGACCCATCTGAATTCTTGGGCAAGATAGTGGCCGTCAAGTACAACGCGCTTATAGATGACAAGAAGACGGGTCAGAAGTCGCTATTCCTCCCGGTTTTCGTGGAGATCCGTGACGACAAGGGGGTGGCCGACACAATTTAGGAACAAAATA